TGATATACCGCTGCATATCCTTAGCAAGGTTGACATCACTCATTGGATATGGAGTACGAGTATGAATATTCATCAAGGTAATCAATGAATGGAATGGGCTGGCCAGAACTTCGGTATATAGGTGCTTATCACCAATAATGAGAGACTTCAAGCAACGCTTAACCGGAGTCTTTACAGCCTCAACAAGCCCCTGCTCAATCAAGGCTTGATGATTCGTCTCCTGAACCTCTAGATCAGGAATTTGACTAACATCCTGCCCTTCCTGCTCAGCCTGTTGAAGCATCATCGCATACTCTTCTTGAATCTTTTTCACGCTTTCGGGATCAGTAATAACCTGACCACCAACAAACCATGCAGGCTTTGCTAAATACTCCTCGTACTCCTTGTCTGTAAGCACATCTTCGAACTGGCTCCATGTTTCGTAGATACGAAAGCGGTCAAAGAACACATGGCTATAACGCTCGTACTTGCGAACGTACTCATCATCACTCCAGCCACCCTGTGTCATTGTCTCAGGAGTCTCCGGGAAGAAGATATTCTCATTCCCCGCAAGGGTTGTTACAGGCCGATCCTGATCCCAGTTGCTATTCGCAGACTCAATCTGGTTGCGATAGTAGTAGTAGCTAGCCATAGCTTCACGTTTGGTTGTCAGGTGCGAAATAATCATATCACCATCATTACAGAACCTGTCCTGACAGTTTGGATCAATCACAACATTCAGCGGATCAATGTCCTTGAACATAACCTCACCCTTGCCATCATCGGCAAGTGGGTCAACATAGACAAGAATACAACCCATACCCTTGACATAGTAATCATCAATCGCCTGCCGCATAACAGTATCGCCATCTGAGATATCCCAGATATAGGATAGCAATTCAGAGAATACCTTAGCAGTCTTTACATCGCTATCCTCACGGGCCACGACATTAAATCCGGGCCTACGAGAAGTCAGCATAGACTTCGCAGTTTCCACCGCGGGATGGATACGGTTGATTGAGAGAGCTGCATTCCCCCTTGCCTCAATCGCATCTTTTTGCTCCTCAGTGTGCTGTTTGCTTAGGCGGAATTCAGCATTCTCTTGGGCCTGTGTAGCCCAAGCCTCACGCTTATCACGCCAGTCCTGGTATAGAGCAATTGTTTCATCTACAAGCTCTTTGCCTTGAGGAAATTCGCCACCTAGAATAGTTCTCATGCTGTCACCCAATCTAGTAGTTTTGATTTTTGCCTTCTTTGCTTCTCTTCCACACTGGCCCTTTTGCGTTTACAAGGAACCAAACCAAAACAAGCAGTCCATATAGCGTCCATGCAGTCATCATGAGTGCCTCTCGGAAATGAAATAAACTCACTCTGCACTGCGATGTGCGACCTACGGAAATAGAACTTGCCTGAGCTAAAGATTGGAACAAGGCCAATCAACCGCTCACTCTTTGCGGTTCGTGGTTTCACGCCCTTTTCAAGGCCGGGAATAAAGAGCCCCTGCTTTCGCATAAGGGCCCTAACCCCATCCCGAAGGGCTTCCTGATAAGCCACAGTTTCAATGCGAACCTTGCGTGGCTTGTATCGCTTATACCATTCAATAATCTTTTCCGGCTGTTCACTAGGTGGAATCCTAGACCGGAAGATATCGATCAAATACCTGTTATCTGCTGCGTCCACACCAACTACTGCAATTACAAAGAAGTCAGCCTTCAAGGACAAGCTAGATGCAGGATCAATACCCATGTAGATATCAATGGGAATCACTTCACCACTTGAGTCTAGCGGGTCTTTCAATGCCCATCCTGCATCCGTCTCTACAAGCTCATGCTCGAAGTACTTAAAGAATTCGGGCTGGAATGGAGCCTCTTTCGGATTCTGGGCGATACACATGTACTCCTGATAGAATCCATGGAGGTTAGCAGATCCCTCGTACTCTTTCTTGAGTTCAATAATCCGTTTTGCTGGGAATCTCTCTTCCCAAAGCAATCCAGCTTCTTCTGTTCGACCATCAAGGGCTGCATCCAAGTCTTGGCAAATTTGGTACCATCTGTAATTCCAAACTCCTGCCCCTCGTGCGTAATAGAGGAAACAGTCCTCGGAGATTGGAGTACCAACCATAAGAATACGGCCACCATCAGAAATTGAAGGAAATACTGCATTCAGAGCCCACGAACGATTGGACGCTCGCCTCTCAGGGGTTCCTGCGTTAAGCTCGGATTCAAAGTCGTCGATGACAATATCGGTTGGACGAGTATCACCCTCGATAAACCCTCGCACACGCTGGCCAGTGCCCACAGCAACAATACGAACACCATTCGAAAGAACAATGTCATTTTGTGTCCAACGCTTTGCAGTTCTTTCACTATAGTCGCCAAAAGTTTCAATAAAATCCCTTGAGTTAGTGAGATGATACTTGATGCGGCTCAAGAAATTTATAGACTGAGCAGCAGACTCTGAGATAATAACAATGAAGATATCTTCATCGCTTCGCTTAAAAGCAATCCTCCACATTGGGTAGACGAGATTAAAAGCGGTGGACTTAGACGTGCCTCGTGGTGCAACCACCATCACTCTTTTTTTATCAAGGTCGCCCAGCATGGAGTAGATCTCATTGTGAAATGAGGGTACTGCCTTGCTAATCGCAGAAGGAAGACACACACGCCCAAATAGGCCCATATTAGCCTTTAGTCTCTTGAGAGCATTCAGCTTCTCGTACTGCTCTTCGAAGTTCTCGGAGTGTTCGTTCATCATCCTTTTTAAGCTTCTTCTGTTTGAATGATTTCAATTTCTTCTTCTGCAACCTCTCTTGGAGATCCTTCATCACCCGGTAACTTTTCGACATGCATACCACCAGTTGTCTGTGTTAGCTTTAGCTTTTCTTCCTCCTCTGAAACCCTATCTACCAGCCGCCTTGTCTTTGTAGCTTCGAGGATATTTGTAGTCTTCACCTTGTCTGGAGAGTCAATCCCCAGCATCTTCTGGAAATTCTCTGCCACACGAATAAAGCTGGAGATATCACCCTTAGCACGAGCAAGCTCAACAGCCTCTTTCAAAAGATCAATAACACTACCCTCGGTAATGCCATTATCCTTCAATACATCTTGAATCTCTTCTCTAAGCATTTTTCTAAACTGCTCTGTTTTTATGAACTTCCTACCATTCGTAATCTTCCTCTCAGAGGGATTTGGATAAAGAATTGCTGTTGCGAGATCAGCATCTCCAGTAGCTGCAAACGCTGCTACAAAGTTCTTTTTATCATTTCCTCTCTTCTTGTCTTTGTAGACAAGGCAACCATCTTTGATAATGGTGTAGTCTCGACCACCAGCAATGCACTTAATGCTTTTACGCTGTGAATTCATGAAAGAGACATAACCAAAAGGGAACCTGTAATGATGCCTCGCAGTCTTATCTCTACTCATGTACGTCTTGATGTCAAGTAGCTGGCAAACATGGTCATCATCAGAAAGAGCCCAATCCCCGGGCTCGCACTCTTTCCAGTACTTGTATTCAATCTTTTCCTTATCAGCTTCGCTCTTTGTGTAAAGGGGGTAGTTCACCCTACCACGTTCATCACGATGCTGAATCCTCACCATCTGCATTACTTGCTAATCCCGAGCCACACTTTCCTTTGACCATCAAGCCGTGGCTTGACATCCAAATGCACATGCCTATCATAGATCCCAATACCCCAAAAGCCCAGAGGTATAGCCGCCTCAAGAATCCGCGATCTCGTGCTAGAATCCGAGCAAGCAATATCCACCGCCATTCCGTAAAGGTGAGGGCTATCGGGATGGCCACCGATCTCATCATTGTGCTCTTCACTCCTCCACCCAGAAGTTATGACCAACTTCTCACAGTCCATGTTGAAATACATGGTCTCTAGTTTCGAAATCAGTTCCTGACTCATCCGAGACACATGGTCAACCTTGAAATCAAGCTCGTTGTAGATCACTCAAATCCCCTCATACTTGGCTTGCTCATTACCCACCTGTTAAAAGCATCATCAGCTCCAGCATTTGCAGCCCTGTTCGCTCTTGCCTTATACCGAGTAATTGGATTGGCAAAACCGTTACCAGCCTCTACTCTCGGTATACGCATCGGAATTTCGGGTTCACCCTGCAACCAGCTTCTAAACAACGTTTCAGCAGTGGGCTACGGGATCATCACACCATCTGATTCTGCTGTGCCATGCAGCTTAATTGGCCTGCTATTAACATGGCCCGGGAGCTGAGGAGGTGGGTACGTCTTTGTTCCCCACCTAAGCCCACCAAGGAAATTCTTAAGCCCAAGAAGGCTGAGACCCATATGGTAAGCTCCAATTGCGGTTGAGCCATAGTCTACACCGAGCTGCATTGCTTTCTCGATTTCAAGCTGAGGTATGCCTTGCTCAGCCAATGTGTAATCCGGTGCTCTAAGATCCCTTCCTCGCAGTTGAGCTGATGTTGCCGGAGGCTCCATGGCATCTGCCCACAACTTTTCAAGGTTCTGGGACTCTCGCTCCTGTGCAACTAACGGGGCTTCGTACTCTCCAGCAATAGTCGGGTCTTCCCTGTAGGGGGGCGCAGAGAAAGACTCATCTGCATACTCATCTTCTGCAATACTAGTCTCAAAATCATCAAGCATCCACGGAGTTTCTGGGCGTGGGGGGCGAGGAGGATAAAATGACTCCTCTGGAATCGGTGGCCCATGCATTAAATACTCGTCTTCCGCAATACTAGGCTCCCACTCATCGAGTACCCAAGGGGTTTCTGGACGTGGGGGACGAGCTGGATCATATGGGGGGAACATAACCCCAGTATCCATCACCATATCCTGAGCCTCTAGATCATCAGCAGGGAGACCAGCCTTCCAAGCTTTGTACGCAGCAATATGCTCAGGATTGAAAGAACCACTCTCATACTGCCTCACCCACTCTGGGGAAATATTGCCAGTAAAAAAGTCTTGTCCATTCCAATTGAAAAACATATCGCCATTTTTAGTGGCTTCATTATAGGCTAAATCGAAGTCAGTTGGGGGCCTCTGCGGACCATTCATGTCAACAACGCCAGAGGTACCAGATGCAGGCTGTTTGCCAACAGGACGTCCAGTATCAACATCCGGCTTGTCAGTACCAGGGCTCATATCGGGGATGCCACCCGGCTCATTCCCGCGATCACCATATGGATCATTGGGATCAGAAGGCCTCTTTGCTTTACGCCCGTATTGGTCATTGCCATAATATCCATCAGGGTGGAATCTCTTAAGATACTCCATAAGCCCGCCGCCAAGCCAACGAAGTCCACCGCCAATACCACGGCCAATACCAGCGGCACCAGCGCCTATTCCTCTAGCGCCATGTAATGCAGCTCCCACAGCATCAGCTCCAGCATTCACGATACCACGACCAGCAGCACCAATACCATGAGCAGCGGCGTTAATGCCGCGACCAGCACCAACAGCTCCAGCACCTAACCCGCCAGCGGCGGCTCCGATCCCACCAGCAATACCACGGCCAAGTCCTCGAAGTCCACCGCCAATCTCCCCACCAGCCTCCAGAAGTTCACTACCAACTCTACCGCCAATTCGTTTTAATACATTTGCCCTACCACTTTTTGGTACTTTAAGCCTTTGCACTTCATCAACATAAATAGGCTCTTCAAGCTGATAACCAGAAGGTCTATGAGCATTAATCGTACGATATTGCGCTTTATCAGCACGAATAGGCTCTCCTTCAAGATCATAGCCAGCAGGCGGGCGATGCCATATCTTATATTCATTGTCCATATTAACCGAAACAGGCCCTCCTTCAAGCTGATAGCCAGCGGGCGTATAATTATCAAACTTATGATTAGCTACATAGTCATTCAGCCACCAATCCTCCCAATCTGCTGGATCGGCATGTCGATCTGGCCTAGGATGGTTTGAGTTTTTTGGATATCTTGGATTATTATAAAAATCTGCGGAATCAGAAAAGTTCATTGCCACGCCTCCTAAGCCATTGATTGGCACATTTTACGAACGTAATGAGTAAAAGGTTACTCTTTAAAATTCTTAATTACGAGTAATATACTAAATCTCTTAGAGAAATACAAGAACCTTGTTATAATTTAGTCCTTATAGGATAGCAGAAGAGATTGTAGTTTAGTCCTCCTTATACTCCCCTTTTAGTATACTAGTATAAATACTTAAGAGAATATTTTTAAAATAATATATTCTGAGGAGAAAGTCAAGTCTATTTTCATTTTTTTCCGCTTGACATTGCAGATTTTTCTTGTTATATTATTTGCAAATGAAGGGGAAGATATGTTACCGTATTTTGATTTGCCAGAGGAAGCGCCTATCAGTCAAGTAGATAGGGATAATATTTACCAAACACTCGTAGATTCAAACGACGATCTCGATAAACTGCTTTTTGCCTACCTCGAATGGCTTGAAGAGCAAGCAGAAAACAACTAATCCAAGAGGAAAACATGCAGGTTATTTACGTTGCAGGCCCTTTCATGGCCTTGTCTGACTACGAAGTTCAGCTAAATATTGCCTCCGCAGGCAAGGTTGGACTTGAGTGTGCAAAAAAGGGTTGGTCTCCGATCATCCCACATAAGAACACTGGTGGATTTGAAAACTGCGATATTCACCCAGAGGACACTTCAGACGAAGACTTCTGGTATGAGGCTACTATGGAGCTCCTCCGTAAGGCTGATGCTGTTGTGATGTGCCCTGGCTGGCTGCGTAGCCACGGTTCCCAAATGGAGTTCAATGCTGCTAAGGATTTAGGTATCCCAGTATATGAAACTGTTGAGCAAGTCCCTGACCTTTTTCAGGAGGAAGGGCGTGATTAAACTCTCTGTTTTGAACGAGGCTGGTTATAGAGAGGCTCTACTGGGCCTCTCACTTTCCTATGGCAAGTGGGACATCAATACAGAAGGAGGACTAAGGCGGATAAACAAAGTCAGCGTGAAACTAAGCTCTGAGCAAGGTGGTCACAACAAGTTCCTTGAATCTATTTGTGTGTGGCTAGACATTACCACCTCACTCAAGGTTTGGAAGCAGCTTGATACATATCGTATTGGCGTTACCAAGCAGTCTGAATCCACCATGCACACCATCCTGAAGAGTGAGCTAACACAAGATATGTTTGCTTCTCGCGTAAAGGTTGACTACCTCGAATATCTTAATCTCCTCCGTGAAGAGAAGAACCTTGATAAACTTACGGACGCACTGCCAAGCTCGTTTCTCCAGAGGCGAATTGTCACCACCAACTACAAAGCCATCCAAAATATTTACAACCAAAGAAGGGCGCATCGCTTGCCTGTTTGGCAAGAGTTTTGTAGATTGATCATAGAAAGTGTTCAACATCCGGAGTTCATTGATGGAAGTTACAAACCAAGTAATCAAGAAGATCGCAGAGCGAGCAGCGACTGGCCTAGCGAAGTACGGCCAAACACTGGATCGTAAGGATCTAACGTACCGAGACTGGTTGATCCACCTTCAGGAAGAACTGATGGATGCAACCCAATACATCGAGAAAATACTAGAAGAGTTGGAGGAGAACAAATGCAACAAGGCTGGCACTGCCAACGATGCGATAGAGTCAACGCACCATTTATCACAAGCTGTTCCTGTAGCTCAAAAGCGTCCGCTCAGGTTTGTGGAGGAACTGATCTGGGAGGAGGAACTGGAACAGAGGATGCAGGGGATACACCCTCTCCATCGGTCATAGAAAACTTGCGAGTAAAGGTGAAGACGCCACAATTCAAAGAAATTAACCATAACCCAAACTACACTCCCGGTAGTGAGATGCACACTTCTCCTGCTGATGTGACGTTTGTAAAGTGCGAGGTATGTGATGACTGAGTTCGGTACACTGGTGGCCACAACGTGGTGCATGAATCGTGAAATTACAATCTACGAGGGGTCCTTAGCTGAAAGCCTTGGTGCAAGAGGAATTGCTAAACCCAATGAAATGGCAATCATTCTCAAGCCTGGGCTCCCGCCCGAGGAGCGTCAGGAGGTGCTCTATCATGAAATGCTACACCTTGCCCTATTCCAGCTCGGACGACCTGAATGGGAAGATGAACAGCTCATCACTCCACTTGGAGGAGCCCTTGCTCAAATGCGTATGTTTTACAATGAAGCGGAGGTTCTAACTGCTTATGAAAATCCAACAAAACCAAAAGAAATCGGTTAAAATCACTTGCTTTTTAACCAGAAATAGTGTATATTTAAGGAGTGAAATATGAAAGTCATCAAGGTAACGAAAGAGTATTTCCAGACAGAGGA